AGCCGCAGGATCGGGTTGTCAGATTTGGTCGCCTCGTCTAGCACGTCGAGCACTTTGGCCGCCTCCGCCTTGGTGAGCTCGTTCGCCGATGCGATGTTGCGGCCGATGATGCGGGCGACGGTGTCGAGGCGTTCGGCACGGTCTTCGATGCCGATTTGGCCGAAGCTGGCCATGAGTCGGGCCCGCTGGGCGGGGGTGTACGGCTGCGGCCCGTCGGATGGCAGCGGCGGGGCGGCGGCCCGTTGGGTGGTGCGCTTGGCCGGTGCCGCAGCGGGCTGCCGCCGGGCGGGAACACTAGCCCGCTGTGCGGTGGCTCGGCCAGATGCCGCGTGGCCATCGTCATCTTCATCTTCGGCTGCGATACCGGTGATGGCCAGCAGCACATATCGGCGCGCGTAGGTGATCGCCGAGCCCATCTGCATCGGATTTTCCGACAGTTTCAGCGGGTACTCGCCCGACTCGCAGGTGCCAGACGGAACGTGGGTGAGCGAGTAGGCGAGCACGAACCTTGGCTCTTCCACACGCAGGGTCGGTTTGGTCTTGTAGATGACACCGAGCGCGTTGAGCCGCGGTAGGACGATGGCGTTGACTTGGACGAGGTCGGCGTAGCGGGTTTTCTGGTTGCCGACCTGGCCGCTCTTGTTTTTGGTGAGCACTGGCGGGTCGGCTTGAAGGACGGCTAGTGCTTCGTCTAGCGTCTGCGGGTTATCTGCCATCAGTCCCACTCCGGTACGCCGGGCGAGCAGTCGGGGCACCAACCGCACGCCTCGTGGTTGCAGATCAGGCACTCTAAGTTGGGCCGGTCGCATCCGCCTTTGTCGTCGTACTCGATGTCATCTCGCGCTAGCTCGACAGCTGGGTTCTCGCTCATGTGTCCTGGGTTATTAGCCATCACAACTCCATCGGGTCTTCGTCGGCCTTCGCAAGCACGTATGCGGACGCGGTGGGCGGCTCGATCGGATCGCCCACCAGGTCCCGCGCGCCCTTGTCGAAGATCCCCACCTCTCGCGCGTACAGCAGATCCCGGTGCTGCCGTTCGTCGGCGACCACCGGCACCAGCGAGTAGCCGTTGGGACGGATCCAGATCGCGCCGACCCACGCCACCTCTGGCATCTCGAATGCGGTGTCCGGATCACGTGGATCGGGTTGTATGAACTCGCAGAACCGGTATCCGGCCAATTGCAGCGCGGTTTCACCGAAGATGCCGGAACGATTGGTCTTCGCGTCGATGAGGCAGTCGCGAATGAACCCATCGTTATCTCGCGGCAGGTGCTCGTACTCGGGCATATCCGGCAGTAGGATGTCGCCGAAGATGTCGAGGGTCCCGACGTAACGGTGGGTTTCGGAGTACACCAGGGCTTCGATGAAGCGCGCCCGTAGCTGGAACTCATCCATAAACCGGACATAGCTGTCGACGTACGGTTTAATAAGGTCGGGTACCACCACCTGCTCACCGGCGATGAGTCGCTCGCCAAGTTTGTGCACCTGCGTGCCGCGGTTGGCGGCGGCATCTTTCGTCTCGTAGCGCCCGCCCTGTAGCTTCTTGAGCCGCGCGGATGGCGCCATTTCGGACAGCTCGTCCCAGTGGTCTATGGCGTATTCGGCGGTGGCGTTGCCGGCCCAGTTGATGAGCGCCTTCTTGGGTAGACCTCCGTCGAGAATGGAGGTGACGCCGGTTATGCGTTCGTCGGTGTCGAGGTCGACGTACCAGTGGTTGCGGCCGCTGTCTCGGCGTTCGATCCTCACCGGTGCCACCCCCGGTCTGAGAGTGCGAGCCACACTTCGCGTTGCCGGCTAGCCCACGTGGCGTGCAGGCGGATGCCGCGCCAGCAACTCGGCGGCGGCCGATCCCACGCACGTCGTGGGCAGCCGGGGCATTGCTCGGCGTGCCGGTCGTAGGATTCGGCGGCGGTGGCCAGCAGCAGGCAGGTCACTGGTCGCCCCCCATACGCTCGAGCAGGGTGCGGCCGGCGTCGGTGAGTTGCAGCCGGCTGCGCGGTGGCCATCCGGGCTCCCGCTGGTCGGCAGGCTTCACCAGTCGCAGCTTGGTCAGTGACCGGGTGGTTACGGTGACGGGCTTCCCGTTGAGCGTCCAGTCGTAGGACGTGTACGGGTAGGACTGCTCTTCGGTTACGTTGCCGGCGGCGACGGCGGCTAGCACTTGGCGCTGGGCGATGGACAGCTTTCGTCCACGGTCGGCGATCAGCTTGTCAGCGGTGCTCATCGGTGGCCTCCTGCAGGGTTCGCGCGGCCCACTGGCCGAGCAGGTCGTGATCGGGTGGGATGGGTGTCGGTGTGCCGGCCACGATGCGTGCCAGCGCCTGGTCGCTGATGTCGGGTGCGGGGTTGTGGCCGTGGCTGCGCACCATGGCGTCGTAGATCGGGGTCATGGCAGCCTCCGCAGTGGTCCTCCGGCGAAGTGGAATCCGGCGGCGCGTAGCCGCTGCCGGCGCAGGTATTCCCTGTGTGGGTTGCGGCGCCGGTCGCGGCGGGACCGGGCTGCGAGCAGGTCGGTTTTGAGGTCGCGCCAGTAGCCGGGGGGCAGGTCGGCGCCATTTCGCCATGCCGCCCGCTGGACGCGACGCGCCTGCCACGCTGCGGCGGTCCACCGGCAGGCGCGTACCGGCATGGCGGGCAGCTCACGCAGGATCCAGGTGGTGGGGTCGGCTCGCCACAGGGCGATGGTGCAGCCGGCGGCGACGATGATGCCGACTGTGATGCCGGCGATGTCGACCCACGCAGGGTGTGCGGTCATCGCGGGCTCACCTCCAGATCGCTGTGCGTGTCGCGGAATGCCTCGGTGACCGCGGCCCACGCCTCGTCTCCGCCGTCGAAATCGGCGACGGTCAAAAGGTTGGGCGGTGTCTCGTGGTCGGCCAGCCGCCGGTGCAGCCGCCACACCACCCACGTCAGGACCACCAAGGCCACCCACATCGAGACCAGCGCGGCCATCATGAACACTTCGGGGGTCATTTGCTGCTCCTCTCAAAGACGGCGAGGTCGTCCTGCGGCCGGCGGCTGCGCATCGTCCGCAGCCCACCTTCGACGGCACGCATCCACCGTCCGCGGCACCAACCGCAGTGGTCGCCGCGACGTGTCCGGTTGCGGCATTGGCCGGGTCGGTGTAGGCAGCCGGAGTGGCCGGTGCAGTGGCATCCGGCAGTGGCGATGACGGTTTTCACGCGGGCTCCTTTCGCGTAGGGCGGCGGCGGCGGTGGCGCCATTCGGCGTTTCTGCACAGCTCGCAGCGGCATCCCCAGTTGCGATAGGTGCTCGGTTCGGCGTGCGGTGCGAGGGTGGGGTCAGCGGCCAGCCGCCGCCGCCGGTCCGCTGCTTGTACTGCCTGCCGAGGCCGGTTGCGCTGGTGGTTCGCGTCCCGTTCGCACGTGCTGCGGCAGTACTTCTGGTGCGGGTAGGCGACGAAGGCGATGTTGCAGTTTGTGCACCTGCGCTCCCGTGACTTGGTTGGCTTTGGTGGGCTGGGTTGCCGTTTGAGGCCGAGCCGCCGCCGCCGTTTCTGGATACCGTTGATGCCGCGGTTAAGGACGGTGGCCATCCGCTGGTCGGTGTGACCGATCTGGAACATGGCGCTTAGCCGACGGTCTTCCTCGACGCTCCACGGCATGCCTTCGCGGGCGGTGGTGGGCTGGGGGACGTAGATGCCGTCCAGCCGCCGACCGGGGTGGCGTTCGGGGCTGGTTCTTCCACCCCAGATTCCATGCGCTTGCCCGGTTTCGGTTGCCCACTCGTAGCACTGTGCGACGACTTCGCAGGTGGCGCACACGGCTTTCGCGGCTGCGATCTGAGCACGGATGGCGTCGCCGCGGGCGATTTCGTTCGGTGGGAAGAACAGCTCGGGGTCGTGGTATTGGCAGGCGGCGTCCAGCCGCCAGTTGCGCGCCGGCTCAGAGGTGGACTGGTGCTCGCCGGTGTGCACTCCGATGGCGGTCATGATGTGACCTCCTGGTGGTGGCCCGGCCGGGAGTCTGCGGTGCGGTTGATATAGATGTGGCCACGGTCGGCCGGGTAGGCGGCGGTGCCGGACAGCCATCCGACCAGATGGTTGGCGATGGCCCGCCGGTCTGCGGGCTCGAGCAGGTATCGGCCGCGCCACAGGTCGAGCAGCGTGTCCACTTGGGCGCGAGTGGTCGGGTCGAACTCGTGGAGGGCGGAGACGGCGGTCTCCTGGACGCGGGTGAGCGGGGTCATGACGGCACCCCCAGCGCAGCGGCCAGTTGCTCGCCGATGTAGCGGGTGTACGCGGGTGGGATAGCCTGTGAGAGTTCGTCGCCTGTCATCCAGTCGATACCCATGCACAGCGGGCCCGCGTGAACGCCGATGTTGCCGGTGACCGATAGGTTGTAACCGTTGGCTAGGGCGCTGATCCGGTTCTTGGTGCTGGTCGGCCGGCGGTGGCGCGGGTGGGGTGGCTGTGCCAGTAGTGCGGTGATTCGCGGGTCGATGGTGAAGCGGCGGTGGCGGACCGTGCGCAGTCCGAACATTTCACCGCACAGCAGGATGTCCGCACGGTTATGTGCGGCGCCCACGTTTTCAACCACCCACACCGCAGGTTGCTCGCCGAGCAGATCGAGGGTGGCGTTGAGCATCCAGCCGGTGCCGTGCTTGCCGGCGCGCGCGCGTAGCGGGCTGTGGTCCTGGCACGGTGGGCTCGCGTGGATGGCGTCGTACTCGTGGCCGTGCGCGGCCAGGTACTCCAGCGCATCGCCCTGGACGAACTCGAACGGATATCGCGGCTGCGGCTCGATGTCCACGCCGACCACGTCGAATCCGGCACGGTGGTATCCCATGGCCGCACCGCCAGCTCCACAAAACAGGTCGAGCAGACGACGGCGGTGCTGCGCGCGGCATCCGCCTGGACTTAGAAAACCTTGGGCCGCCCCCTTGACGGGTGCATCTACACCGGGATACGGTGTAGATACACCAACAGAGGAGATGCCATGAGAACTGTCACCGCTATCTACGCCCCCCGCATCGCCCGCGCCATCGACACCAACGACTCCGCCACCATCGCGCTGGTCGAGGACCTGATGCGTGACGGGCGCAGCGGACTCGACGGGCTGAGCACCACGGCGTTCGCCCGCGTCGCCCGCGAGGCCATGGCCACCGCCTTGGTCATCGCGCTGGCAGGCGAGCTGGTCGACTACTGCGAGGCGGTCGGGCTGGCCGTCCCAACCCTGCGGATCTGAGATGCCTGACCAGCCCAAGACTCCGCTGCGGTCGCTGCGCATCGATGACGCGTTGTGGTCGGCGGCGTTGGACAAGGCCCGTTCGCAGGGCCGAACGCTGTCCGAGGTGATCCGGGAGTGGCTGCGGGAGTACGTCCGTTGAGCCACCCCGTTCTGACCGCGCACCACGTCAAGGTGCGCGGTCCGACGGTGGCCCGCCCCGGTGGCGTAAACGTTGGCCCGGTTGACGGTCATGACGGCTCACCGCCGCTTGCGGCTACCGCGATCAGGTCCCGCAGCAATGCGGGCACATCACGGCTGAGTCGGTGATCCCTGATCCACCCGTGGTCGAACCGCCACTGACCTTTAGCATCGATGCGCCAGACAGCGCCCATACGGTGGGTGTGACCTCGGCGGTACTGCCACGGGCCACGCTCGAGGTATATGTCGATCTCGGGGGGATAGTCGCGGTCAATGCGTACTTGCCATCCACCAGCGGTTACGGCGGTGCGGATGAGTCGCCACGCTGCCGGGGTCACCGGGCACCTCCTACGGCGGCGCGTCCCGGCAGGAATCGCGTGTCCTCACGTACAGCGGGCACCTGTCGGGACGGCCGCAGGTGGTGCGCGCCCCGCGCTCGGCCCGTGGGCCCCCGTCGGTCACGCGGGCCGAGCAGCGAGCCGAACAGGGCGATCACCGGGCACCCCCGATCAGCGATGCCATCAGCTGGCATGCCCCATCGGCCGGTGGGTCGAACCGCGGCTCGCCCTTGCCGCCGCGGCAGGTGGCGAACGACTCGGCCCAGTCCTCACCGGCCGCGCCGCGCCAGGTAGCCGTGTCCACGGCCCCGCCGCTGTAGCCGTACGACCAGGGCGCGTCAGCCGAAAACCCGCGGTACATGCGCCACAGCGCCCGGCCGTGATCGTCGAGGTAGGCCGCGTCCCAGGAGTGGCCGATCTCGTGTAGCACCGTCCACCTGACCTGGTCGTGGGTGTTGTGTGCGGCCGGCCAGATGGTGATGGCCTGCCGGCGTCGGTTGGCCGATCCGATGAGGTCTGTTGAGGGACCGCAGTCGAAGTTGATCTGCCAGCCGTCGGGTAGTGCCGGTGCGTCGGCGACGTATTGGCTGCCATCGCAGGTGGGCGTGTCAGCGGTTGCTGTAGCAGTCCAGAGCATGGCGGCGCCAGCTGCTGTGGCTGCGATGGCGAGCAGGGTGATGCTGGCGCGGGCTGCGGGGCGGGTCTGCGGGTGGGTGGCCCACACGGTCAGGTGGTGGCGCCACATCACGACTCACCGCCGAAGCGCTCGTTGATGTAGTTGAGGGCACGACGTTGCTCATCGGGGGACAAGTCACCGAGGACGTCGACAATGGTCGCGATGGCGGCAACCTCGGCGGTAGTCGAGACAGTCCGTCTTGCCCTTTCTACAGCGGCAGTGACGACGCCCTGTTCCTTCTCGTATGCGTCTAGGGCGTCGCTGATGACTTTGAGCGTGTGCCGAGTGGCTGGGCGACCAACCTCGATGTTGCGGATGGTGCCGCGATGGACACCCGAAAGCTCGGCGAGGCGTTGCTGTGACAGCTTGAGAGCTGTACGCCGGTCCAGGACAATAGCGCTGTCAATCACCTCGTCCACCTCCCGGCGGTGTACGCGACGACGGCCAGCAGCAGCAGGCCGGCCACGGCCAGCAGCGCCCAGGGCCAGGTGCGCCGCTGGTGGGGCAGGGGGGCGGTGTCCATTCGGGCGGCGTCGGCGGCGGCGGTGATGTGCCGGATCCCACCGAGGTCGGCCTCGGGGCGAGTCATGATGTGCTCCTAGCGGGTGAGCAGGGTGTAGGCGACGATGGCGGCGGCGGTGGCGGCGGCGGTGAGCAGGAAGACGACGATGAACGCGCAGCCTGGGCCGACCCGGCGGCCGCCGTTGCCGTTGCCGTTGCCTCCGGCGGGGCTGGTGATGCGCTGGGCCGCCGGGTCGGGGATGCGTGTGCCCCGGTGGCCGGGGAACGGCACCCCGTTGATGAGGCGGTTGTTCTTGTTCACGTGGGCGTCCGGGCCTTGAACCCGGAAGGCTGCCAGCCGCCCGTAGCAGATCAGGACTGAGCTCCGGCATCACTCAGCAACGCCACCTCTTCTTGCGCGCGCTTGATGTGCAGGTGGTAGATCCGAGCCTTCTTGCCCTCGTTGGTCCGTCCGTCGAGGGAGTTGACGGCCACCTCCAGAACGTGAGCGATCGTCTGAACGCGACGTTCGGTGTCCTGCAGCCTGTTGATGACCCAACGGGACTGTTCGGCATCGACGGAGGCGCCGGTTGCCTTGGCGACGGCCTTCACGGCGTCCTGCCGCTCGGCGCCCATGTTCGCCAGCTCGATGTGATCGGTTACCGACTGCGGCTCACCGGGGGTGGGGGGGACGTCCCCCCCACCCGCCGTGATGTATGCGGCGTAGCCGTTGGCCATCGCGCCGACCGATTTCTTGTGGACGCCGACCTGGCGGGCGTACTCGCGGAACGACACCCGGTCCGGGTTCGACTCGTCCAGAGTCCAGTGCCAACGCAACTGGGCCAGATCGTCTGCGGCCTTCTGCAGGGTGCGATCCTGCTGGACCACCTCAGTGGGCAGATTGGTCATGACTTTCCTTTCGGGTTGGTCGTTCACGAGGTCACCTCGGCGGAGTCGGTGGGGATCAGCGCGGACAGCGGCACGCCGAGCTCGACAGCGATCTGCTCCAGCTCCACCACCGTCAGCGGCGCCTGGCCAGCCAATCGGCGGTGCAGCTGCATCCGGCCCCAGCCGAGGCGGCGGGCCAGCTCTGACTTGCTGATTCCCTGGTCCGCGACGATGCGCTGGAGCTTCAGGACTACTGGGTGCGTGCGGCTTGTGCTCACGCAAGTAGTGTTGCACTAGCTCCGTGCAGAATCAACGCGCTGGGGGAAGTCGGCCCAAAGTTCACCTGAACGGGGGATGTGCAATCAACCCATAGGACTTGCTTTATGAACGGTATCCGTGCACCCTAGTCGGTATGCGAGCAGAGCAGACGCTAAGCACCGAGGTCGCCAGCGCGATTAAGCGCGAGCTCGGAGGTCAAGACCTAAACAAGTCAGAGCTGGCCCGCCGCCTTGGGGTCTCCCACACCTGGGTAACCAACCGACTCGCCGGCCATCTGGAGATCGGACTCAACGAGCTGCAGCGGATCGCCACCGCACTGCAAGTCCCGATCACAGACCTACTACCACGGGAGGTTGCAGGGCAACTTAATAGACGCTTACCACTGGCAGCCGATCAGCTAACTCCCGCCCCCGGATATGCGACCCCCACCCTGGCCAACCCGCCACCCATGTACCAGTTGGCCGAACACGCAACCCGCAGACCTACCCGACTCACCAACCGGTCTGCCGATAGCACACGATGACCGGCCGCGCACACCATCACCGCATGCCCCCGCACGGTGACCTGATCCACAGCTTCCTCGCCTACATGCGGGCCCAGCGCCGCACCCCAGCCACCATCCGCACCTACACGAGCATCCTCTGGCACGCCCACCGTGACCTGCCCCAAGGGCTGCCGCTGGCCAACGAACGCGAGCTCGTGCTGTGGCTTGCCGGTGACTGGTCAGCCCGCACCCAGCACCTGTACACGTGCGCCGTCGCCGCGTTCTTCGACTGGTGCACCACCCACGGCGTCATCGACTTCAACCCGGCCGTCAACCTACCCCGACCCAGGCTGCCCAGACTGATACCCCGCCCGGCCACACCGGAGCAGGTCGCCACCATCCTCACCCAGGCACCCCAGCCGGTCCTATTGTGGTCGGCCATCGCCTGCTACTCCGGCGCCAGGGCGATAGAGATCGCTGGCATCGACCGGGAGCGGGACATCGCCGACCAGTCGCTGCGGCTGCGCGGCAAGGGCGGCAAAGAGCGGGTTGTGCCGCTGCACCCGCGGCTGCGGGCGATCCTCGGCGCGTGGCGGGGCCCGGTGGCCGAGGTGGGCGAGCGCAGGCTGTCCAACCAGGCGTGGAAGTCCTACCGCAGGATCGGGGTGGAGACGTCGATCCACCGGCTGCGCGCCTTTTTCGCCACCGAGCTGCTCAAGGTGGGGGTGGACTCGCGGATCGTGCAGGAGCTGCTGGGTCACGCGTCGCTGGCTACCACGCAGATCTACACGCTGGTCAGCCCGGGCCAGATGTCCGCGGCCGTGGCGCGACTGCCGGGCTTTGACGGCGGGGCCGGCGCTCCATGATCGGAGGGTTGTCGGGCCATTCGTCGGCGATCTCCCACCTCGGCTGGCGCCGCGGGTCGAGGTCACCGCGGGTACCGACCACCAGCACCTGCGCCCAGCCGCCGCGGGTGACCTGGATCGCCTGCTCCCACGTGGTGGCTATCGAGTCCACCGTGAGATGCCGCCGGCGGCAGTGCGCCAATGCCAATTGCAGCACCGACTCGTCCCCGTTCGGATAGAAGATCACGGCCCGTTCCATGCCGGGACGGTAACGGCACCCGGCAGCAGCTGGCATCATCTGCCGGTACCCCATCCGCGTGATGTGGCCCGGACGGCCGAGGCGCGGGTCAACCGGACCGTTCCTTCCGGCATCCCCCTAGCTTCGCCACCTCGGGGTCGGCGGGTGAGGCTCGACAGCGTATGTCGTCTCCGCGTCCGCTCGCTGGTAGACGATCTCGGCGTTGTCCGTCTGTGGGGTGGTGGTCTTCAGTAGGTCTGTGGTGGCGCTGGTGGTCACGGTAGATGGCATTGATTCATCCTCCTCACCGGTCAGGATCATCGGTTGCTGGCCGGTTTCACGTTCCCATTGTGACAGGTGCTTTTCAAGAGCCTTCATGATCTCGAAAACCAGGCAGGCACAGCTCCACTCCGATGATCAGCTCAACCTCGACGCACGGCGACGGTGTGGGCGACGGTGATGGTTCGGGTGTCGGTGTCGGTGACGGTGTCGGTGAGGGTGTCGAGCTCGGCCGTGGTGTCGGCCCGGCCGTGGGTGGCATAGCCGACGGCGCCGGGCCGCGCGGGACCGGTGCTGGCGCGGGCTGTGTGGACGGTGCCACCCCCAGCCCACCCACCGGCGGCGGCACCGGATCGTAAACCAGCGCTGGTACCATCGCCAGGCTTCCCGCAGCCGCCACCGCAACACCACCGCGGCGGACCCACCACCACAGGCTGAGCCCACCGGCGACCACCAGCGCTGAGGACGCCGAGCCGGTACCGCCCGCCACTACCGCCGGTGGCACCAGCGGACGCAGGTGCGCATCCCGGGCCACCACCACCCGCCCGACCGTGCCCTCGTCGACCAGACGCAGGGCATGCTCGGGATCCGTGGTGGTTCCGGCGACACCCCAGCCGGCGCGGCGGCAGTGCACAGCGCAGCGGGCACGATGCCGACGTGGCGCACGGCTAGCGGCGGGTACGTAGATGACTGCCCACATGGGCGTGACGGTAGCCGGACGGTGCTACTGCGGCCGCCACTCGGGCCGGTAGTCCTCTCTGAACATGCCGCCGCACGGATTTCCGTCCGGCTGGGTCATCCGGTCCTCACGGCCCGCTTCCGTCGCAGCCCATGTCTGCCGCCCGCAGCGGTTGCACACCGCCAGGGGTGGGGCGTCCATCCACCGCTGTAGCGCATCACCGGATAGCCTCGACACAATCACTCACTGCTCCGTGCGTCCGTGTAGAAGATGTACGAGTCACCGGCGACCGCTCGGCCCAGTTCGTCTGTGGCGAACTGCCACACATACACGAACGGTCGACCAACGTACGGCGCCGGACCCCACGCCATACATCTGATCAGCGTCATCGGCACCAGGTCCGGCTCCGATTCATCCGACATAGCAGCCCGCAGTAGGCGCCTCGTGCTCGGCAGTACTGGCACCCGTAGCACCGAGTGGTTGGCGTATGGCCCGCGCCCGTTCAGCCAGTCCAGTAACCACGTCTTGTCGCGGTACCACGGGTGCCATTCCAGCGGCGACGGCGCGGTGTTGGTCTCGCGGATCACTGCTCCCCTCTCACGAACGTGCCGACACCCTGCACGTACTCGACCACGCCCAGCGTCAGCAAGCGGGCCATGGCCAGCTTGATACGCGAGCGTGGGCAGCCGTATTCATCGGCGAGCTGCTGGTAGTGCAGCTGGGTGCCCGGCGGCAGGCGGCCGTCGCGGATACGAGCGGCGAGATCATCGGCGATGTCGGCATACGACATGTGTGGCATGGTCACTCCCGGCTTGGCTTCTGCCATGATCTACCGCCTCCCCCCAGAATCGCAAGTCTGCTCGGTTGACTTAGTTGGCTAGGCGTGCCTACCATAGCACCATCGCCCCCGGCTTGGCAGCAGGGAGCGATCCGGCCCGGTCGGGAGCTCCGTCATCCGGTCGGGCCGGCCCGGGGACACCGCCCCGGCCGTCCGAGACCCGGCTCCGGGCGGAACCGGGTGCCACCCCAACCCCGGGCGGCCACTGAGAGGGCGACCGCCCGGGGCACCCAACCCACAACACGGAGAGATCATGACAAACGAGCTAGCGCGTGACCGGGTAGCAGAGTCCTACGACAGCGGCTGGTCCGAGGCGCTCACCCAGGCCGTGGCCGTAGTCGAGCAGGCCGGGTCGCTGGCCGACGCGCACCGGCTGCTGCTGCGCCTGGCGGACAAGGAACCGCCGGACGTGCCGCGGGGAGTGCACTGCGAAAGCTGCGGCGGCCTCGTCCGAGACGAAACCGACATAAACATCAACTACTAGGGAAAGGAACCCTAATGACCCAGCAGTACACCAACGCGCCCGTGCAGATCGTGGCGCCAAAGACAGTCGGTACCGCCTACATCCTGTGGGCATTTTTCAGTATCCTCGGCGTCCACCAGTTTTACATGGGCAAGACCGGTAGGGGCCTGTCGATGCTGTTCACTCTGGGGTGGCTTGGTGTTGGTGCGATCGTGGATTTGTTCACGATGGAGACTCAGGTTGCGGCAGTGAACCGGCGAAACGGGATCACCATGCAGTACCTGCAGTCCCGCTGATACGGCAAGGAACGGCCCCGGTCATGTGTCCGGGGCCGTTCGCTGCTCCAGTCCACCCGATCGGGTGATGGTTCTGTCTTGACATAACCCCTCCAGCGCAGTATCGTATAGACATAACATGCAGCCTAAGGAAGAGGGAGGTCACCCGATGAACGAACCCACACCCGCCCAGCTCGCTACGGCTGTCGGTGAGGCGGCACTCCAGCTCACGGGCACCACCGCAGACCTGGTCATGGTCCGGGCATCCGACCCGGACGGGTACCGGCAGCTGGCGCAGCAACTGCGCGACCAGTGGCAGGAGTTCTACCACCGGCTCGGGGCACTGGAGAGGAGGGCCCGGTGAACGCGATCACCGTCCGAGACCTGCAGGTCGCCATCGTTGACGCGGCGGTCCACTACGGCCGCGCCGCCGCCGCTCACGCCCGCGCTCTGGCGCACGGCGACTCTGATGCCGCCGCCCGGGCCGGACACAGGATGGAACAGCAGATGAAGGCGATCCACCAACTGCCCGAGGATTTGGCCCAGGCGGTCAGGCAGGAGGCCGTCCGGTGACTACCACGACCATGGACCGCGACGCGTTCGTCCGCCAGCACTATGCCGAGGGTGTGGCCGAGTACCTACTCGGTGGCGACGGATTCTCGCCCGATCGCAGCGGCCCTCTCGGGGTCGCGTGGGACGGCATCTTCGCCGAGCTCGTGGGTGCAGGCTACATGCGCCGCTCACAGACCGGCCGCTACTGGTGGAGCGGCACCGACCGCGGAGGTCGGCCTGCCGTCGGCCCGATGGTGTCCCACCGGATGCCCCAAGACCTGATTGACCGGCTCGACGCTCACGCCGCAGCCACCGGCACGACTCGTTCCGACCTGCTCCGCCGAGGGGCCGAGCTCCTACTCACACAGGAGGCGGCGCTGGTCGAGCAGCACGCCCGTTGACAACACCATAGTGGGGTCCCGGCAAGCGGTGACCTGATGCAGCCACGCGGCGGTGGCCGGTCTGGAAGGTTCGCCCTTCGTCTCGACTGCCGCTCCTACCACCGGGACAGATCCCGGGACGTGGGGTCGGAAGGCACCGAACTACCAGGACCACAACGAGAACGGCCCCCGGGGGAGCTTCCGCTCAACACCCCGGGGGCCGTCTCCACCCCTACCTACGCTGCGGCACCGCTACCGCAGCCCCCCGCATCCCTCGCAGAGTGCAGTCTATCAGTGGCGGAAGTCGCCCTTGTCCTTGTTCTTGTTCTTCGGCTGCTCCGACTCGTTTTCGTTGCCGCCTTTGTTGACGCACACCCAACCGCCGTCGCTGGGGTTCTTCGCCGTTTCCTGTCCAGGCGGGCAGGTGATCGGGTCCGCCTGCGCGGGCACCGCCACACCCAACACCCCAATCACACCGACCACACCGGCCGCCGCGGCTACTACGATCCTCTTCACGGTTTCCTCCTAGATGATCTGCCCACGCCTCCTACAGGCGCGGGTCGAGTTGAATCCCTCCGTAGGCCACCACCGGCGGATCCGTACCACCTGCAGCAGCCTGCCAGTCGTGGTGACCGCGACCCAGCGCCTGCGAGTCGAGGCGGGTCACATCCACCACCAGCACCGCGGTGCCGTCTTCGTCGTCGACGGTGATCCCATCGCCCAGTGTCTTGGTGAGGCTGCCGGCTCGGAACGTGGCCGCGGTGACCTGCGCCTGGGTGAGCCCTTGCACGGTGATGCGCAGCTGGAACGGGTCGCCTACGAACCGGTGCACTATCGGAGTCTTGGGGATGTGGGACATCAGGGGGCGCTCCCTTCGGCGAGGATGATTGTGGCGTGCCGGCCGGCGGCCGCGGCGACCGGGTTGTACACGCCGAGGGCTGTCACTACCGGAATGGACGCGGCGCCCGACTGTTGCCCAGACCATGCCGCGGCGGCCGCTGCGGCGACCGTGTACCCGCCGATGGCCGACCGTTGCCCGGACCATTCGAGGGTGGTTGCGTCGCCGAGGGTGAACCCTGCGGCCGCGGCCCGCTGCCCGGTCCAGCCGGCCGTCGTTATGTCGCCGATGGTGTATCCGCCGCCGGCGCCGGGAGGTGTCGGCGCCAGCCCGGACCAGGTGACCGTGACCTCGTCACCAACCGGGTAGACACCGGCCGCGGCGGCGCTACCAGTCCAGCCCACCGTCGCCGCATCGCCAACGGGGAACGCGGCGGATGCGGCAGCCGAACCCGTCCACTCGACGTCAGCCTGATCGGTCACATCGAAGCCGCCGGTGGCACCGCCCACGGATGGTGCCTGCCCGGTCCAGCCCACCGTGGCCGTGTCGCCGACTGTGAACGAGGCCGCGGTGGCACGTTCGGCTGTCCACCCGACGTCGACCACATCAGCGGTAGGAAACCCGGCGGCGGCGGCCGCGGTGCCGGTCCAGCCGACCGTGGTCACGTCGCCGGCCGGGAAGTTGCCGGAGCCTGGCGGGTCGGCCGCCTCGGTGGTGTCCGCGGTCCAGGAGATCCGGGCGACCTGCGCCGCGTTACGCACGGACGGGCTGCCGCCCGCCCCGGTCATCACGATCTCAATCTCCACGTCAGCACCGGACGTCACGTCTGCGGTGTTGAACGTGAACGCGATGTCGGCGCCGGTCTGCGAGTTGACCGAGGAGTTGCCGATGGCCTGCACCAACGTGCCCGATTCGTACAGGCTGACGGTGATGCTGGGGATGCCGCTGTTGCTGCCACGGCGGGCGTGCACCCGGATGGTTTGGGTGGCGGCGACGGTCAGCGGGTCTACCGGGTCGGTCATGGACCAGCGTGAGGTGGCGGTGGAGTTGGTGTTCAGGTCCGGCCCGGCCCAAGTGCCGGTATTATCGCCCAGCGCATCATCCGGGTTGGGGAAGTCACCGGCCAGGTGGGCGTCGGCGAACAGCAGCTCGGTCACAGCGGCTCACGATGCGGTGATTGGTGCTGTGGCCACGGTGTATTCGCCGGCCGCGTTCGCGGCTGCGTCGCCGGAGGTGCGGGCGAACCCGCCGAGGAACGTTGCAGTTGCCCAAAGTCCGATGTGTGACACGGTTTGGTCGGCCGGTGTTGCGAAGTCCAGCCCGGCGTTCAGGTCTGCGACGCCGCCGGTGGCCGAGTCGTAGGTGGGTGCCAGGCGGGTGTATCCGCCGCCGGTGACTTCGTCGGTGCCGGTGGTACCCGGGTCGGCGGAGTGCAGCGATACGTTGGTGACCAGTGCGGCGGTGGCGTCTGCCCGCTGGTTGAGCCCTGCCGGTGACCATGCCATGTCTTTCTCCTCATTCCCATGGCCAGATGAATGGCCAATGTGTCATGTGTGGGATCAGCCAAATGGTTAACCCGGTCAACCCTGCCACGAATACTAGGATGGCCCACTTGCGGCGGGGTTGGGGCGGGTGCACACCAAGATGCCTTTTGGTCCATTCGGTTAGCGCCCCGCCTCGTCCCGGATGCACTAGGGCGACGGTTTCGGCCAGGACGAACCCGCCCACCAGCAGGATCAGCCAGGCGGACCAGAACCAGCCGAGCCAGCCCGGGTCGCTCATACCGGCCTCGCCAGCATCCGGCAGCCGATCACGCGGCCAGCCATGTCACGCACCTCAAGGTACGGCACCAACAGCGCCGGGTGCTGGTTCGCCAGCGCGAACGCCAGCGACACGACATACCAGGTGTCGATGTAGTCGGCATTGGCCGGCCGGGGCGGCATCCCGTTGGCGTGGCGAAACTCCACGTACTCAACCGGCACCGAACAGCCACGTTCGTACTGAGTTCCGAGGTCAATCTGACCGATGCGCGCGACCTCGCCGGAGGGTTCGAAGACCTGCTCCGGCTCGACCGAGCCCGGCTCTATCTGGTCGGGCGTGTCCCGTGGATACACATTGATCGGGTGTGGTGTCAGGTTGACGATCACCGCGCCTCCCGCTGCTCGGCCTTGCGCGCCAGCTCCAGCAGCTCGTCCGCGCTCAGCGCCGGCAGGCTGGCCAGCGACGGCCGGTTCGGCACCGAGTACACCAGTACGGCACCGGCCGCGGCGGCTATCATCAGCGCCCACTGCGGCGCGTCCTGCCACACCGCCACCACCTCGACCACCGCTGTCGCCACCGCGAATACGGCCTTGCGCCGCTCATGCCACCACTGAACGTTCATCTCGATGCCTCCTCTCCTCACGAATGGCCCGATCCTGCAACCACAACCAACCGACGCCCGCCGCTAGCAGCGCGCCGAACACGACCACGTACGCCGGCAGCGGCAGTGTGTGCCCGGTGCCCAGCGCAATCAGCGACAATGCCTCCGCCTCAATGAACAGGGCCATGCCAAACAGCAACCGGCTCGCCCACGTGCGCAACCCGCGCAGCGCCTGCCGGATAGCGAACACCTGCCAGCATGCGGCCACCAGCACGAGCTCTACGAGCGCCACCGTGAGCATCAGCTACGCCCGCCCCTCAACGCCTGCTCAACCCATTCGCCGAGCACGTCACGGGCCCGGTGCACCTCCGGCCACTGCTTACGCGCCTCGACCAACTTGCGTTCCTGCTCCCGCCGGGACTTAGCCGCAGCTCCCCCGTTGTCCACCTTGCGTCGCCTCCATAGCCATCTCATGAGACCGCCTTGTCCTTCACCACACCGAGCACCGCCCACAGCTGCCGGTCCCGCTCATCGGCCCGGTCAGTGGCAGTCTGAGCGGCGATACGCCAATCGTCGGCGCGTTCCCGGTGCGCCCGCACCGCGCTGCGGTGCAGCACCACCAACGCCCAGATGACCGCGCCGGTGATCCCGGCCTGCGTGGCCAGCGGCACCAGCAGCTCAGTGAACATGTCAGTCGGTCTCCGCGGTCAGCGCCCGGCCAGCCGCCTCCAACCGATCCAACACCTCGGTACACGCAGCTTCCCCGGCCTCCCGCACCGGAACCCCATCGGCGATCTGGTCGGCCAACGCCTGCACCTGCGCCCGGGCCGCGGCCAGGTCCGCGCGGATAGCGGCCAGCTCATCGGTGTGGATGCGGTCATACCCGTACCCGGACCGCCAGTACGCGGCCGCCGTGTACCCCTCCTCGGGGATCCCCGGGTAGCGTTCGGCTACCCCGGAGGTGACCGGGATCCGCTTGTTGGTGATCTCCTCACGGATGATCGCCCTAAGTGTTGCCTCGTCCACGTCCAGCTCATCTCCTTCGAAGTAGCCCCGGAAGTAGCGGATCTTGTCACTGTTCTCGGAGTCGCGGTAGTACGACTCGTGCGTGTGCGTCTCGTGCGAGTCACCGGCAGTGCGCAGCTGCGCCTTCCACCCGTTCTCGTGCGCCCACCGGTAGGCGCGGCCGTCCCCACCCGGGCCGATGACCTCCCGGGTGTCCAAGCGGCGGCCGGCCCGCGCCTCGGCCACCATCCACTTCGTAAGCCCAACCAGCGACAGGCCACCCTTGGCGAACCAGCCGACGTCAAACGCCGATGCGGCCTCGGTCTTCAGCTGGACGTCACGCGGATGCTGCCGGGAGTACGCCGTCGTCTTCAGCGACGACCAGCCGATGTGATAGCTGGTGCCGGTCGCGTGGTGGCCGGCCGAGCCGACGATGCCCAGCGACACCCACGACAGACCTGTGAACGGCTGCACGTAGCCGCGCAGGTCCAGCAGACGCCTCGGAGCGTAGGTCATGCAGGGCCTCCTATAGGTCAGAGCGCGGTCACGGAAAGGTTCTGCCCGACAATGTTGATGAAAGGGCTTGAGTCGCTCGTTGTCACACGGTAGCGAGTCTCGAAGGTGTACACCCCGGGGTCCAGGATGCGACCACGCGTCCTGGTGGAGCCGACTGAGCCGGTGCTGCCACCCGAGAAGTTGAACACCAACCAGTTGCCGATAGACGGCTCTATCACTGCCGAGTCCGGGCCGGCGGGGCCAGTGATCCTGACACCAACCTCCCCGGACGCTGGCCCACCAGAGGCCAGGACGATGATGATGTGAGCTGATATGGAGATCAGAGCCTTGTTTATGATCTCTATGCCGCTGATCACCACCGGGTCGCCGGTCGGATGCGCGGCGAATCCCCCCGGCGGTGAAGTGGCCGCGGTGAACGAAGCATCGTTGAAGATGGACCCGGCGTCGGTGATCCGGTCGGCGAACACCTCGGCGGAGATTTCTTTGGCGAGGTTCGTCTGCATGAACTGGACCGACTTGCTCGCGGCCCCCGACCCGGGAACGATCACCCGCCCGCCGGCGCCGATGCGCAGCGTTGTCGCCCCGCCGCCGGTGGGCTGCCACCTCGACAGCATGACCAAATCGCCAGCCTGGTATGTCAGCGCCTCCACCCCGGAGGCGACCGGGATGTCCGGGTGCTCACCACCCCGATAGACGATCACGTTCTCAAACGTGTCCGGGTTCCACGATTTGATGATCCCCTGGCCCCAGCCCGCGAACTCGGCGTTGGGTTGGATGAGAACCGAGGCGAGGTCGTCGCTGGCCCAGGCGCTCACGATGTCACCCTCCCGATCAGTACCTGTGTACGTTCGCGGGTGGTGCCGGACATGGTGCCGTCGGCGTTCAACGGTATGGTCACCGACTGCACGACGTGAATCTCCCGGTTACCGTCGCGCTGCGTGACCCGGATCGGATGCCACGGCCGCAGCGCCGGGTTGGCCACAGTTCCGAAGTCGGCCGAGTGGGGTGCGCCGAGCCGCCGGCGGAGCATGGCCCGGGCGGTGGACAGCGCCTGCGCCTCGGTTTTGATGAACGGGCTGGCGTAAAACCTGGGCACCTTCCCGAACCGGCCACCCCACCGGGTGGGCGAGTTCGGGCCGATGTCCACAGCCGCGGCGAACACCGGATCCTGCTGGTCGCCCCCCTCACCGCGGGCCACCACCCCGTTGAACACACCCTCGCGGTTGACCCGCCGGCCGGCGGACACAAGCACACCGTCCGTGCCGGCCTTCACCTCCCACAGCGGCACCGACTCGTCCGGGGCCGATTCGATCCGCAGGACGCCTTCCCCATCCCAGTACATGATCTTCCCGAAGGCTTGGGCCAGCTCGGCCAACGGCGCGTACCGGTCTTCTTCGAACATGACCCGCCGGTCGATGTCCGCGAAGCCGGTGTCATCGTCGAAAACGATCGTCGCCTGCGGGTACACCTCACCTACCATGACTGCGAACACCGAGGCTACCGAGGTGTTCGGGGCGAATGATCGGGTAGTGACCAGCCGGGCGTCGATCAAACCGGCCATGCGGTCCTGCCCCGAGAGGGACAGTTCGCCGTAGGGTGCGTCGGCCTGCTCGGCCGAGTCGATGCGGAAGTAACCCAGCGGCGACCACAGCACAGCGTCACCGACGTCGACACCCCGGCGGGCCCAGATTTCGTTGCCGTATGGGGCGAGCAGGTCGGTGACGAGCCTGGGGAACCGAGACTCGCCGGTCTCGTCCTCGTCTACGCCGGCGGTGATCAGCTGCAACGAGGCGAACACGGCGGCGGTCGCGTCAAACTGGACGTCCCCACCGAGGACGGGAATGGTAGCGCCGACCGGGTCGGCCCCGTCCTGGAACGACGTGAGCACCCTGGCCTCAAACGTCGGCTGGTGCGAACCGTGCACCACCTCGGCGAACTCGACCACATCGGCCACGACAGCAGGCGCACTCAAACCGAACAGTCGGACACCAGTAGCTACCAGCACCTCAGACAGCGGATCGAACAGGTAGGGGATGAGCGGCTGCGCCGCCTGCGCCATACTAACAACCGAACCCTGCACCACCAGCCCGAAAGCCTGCAGGTGAAAGTTCGGCAGAACGCCGGTTATCCGGTAGCCGAGCGGCGGCGGATCCAACACGTTGCCGCCACGGATATCGAACGGCGCCACACCCGCCGCACCTTCGGCGATCTTGTCTGCGATCGCACCATCTATGTCTGTTTCAATGGTAGCCACGTTGGTAATCGTGAAATCCAGGATCTCTTCGATGGCCTGGTAGTGCATCGTGGTCCGGTCGGCCTCGCTGGGGGTTCCGGTGCGGTTCGTTTCGATGATGATCGACACGATGTGCCGCAGACTGGAATTGATGTCCAACACGATCAGGTCACCCCGATCGTCGGGACCCCAATGGTCGTTAGACCATCCTTCGGTGGTCATCCGGCCGAGGATCTGATCCCGAAGCGCCGACCCGTGCGCCACGATGTCATCGTGGATCTGCGGGTTGCCACCCCGGTTGCATTCAAGGTCGTTGCGATCCACAGTGCCAACGTATTCGTGGTGGTCGACCAGAATCATCGGTTTCAGCTGGCCTACGGTCAGCGACACCACGCGTGTCTCCGGCTGGGTCAACACAACCCAGTCCCGGTTCAGGTCCTCCCCGTTGGCGTTCTCCCGTGTCACCGCCTCGAACCCGTCCGGGTTCACCGATGGGATCAGGTGCACCCCGTGGGAAGCCAGAAACGCCAGCTCGCCCGAATCCACGGTGGTGGACAGATAGTCGGCGAAGTCGAGGATCGCCTCCCGGCCCGCAGGCTCCAGGCCGTGCTGCATGCCCACCAGCAGCACCGCCGGGCGGGCACCCACAGCCGGCGGCGGGTCACCCATGCGCAGCAGCCGGATCGGCCGGCCCTCAACAGATTCGCCGATGACATCGACCGCGCACCGGCCGGTGGACACCAGCGTGTCTATCAGGTCCGCCTCTTGCTGCAGGGTCCGGAAAGCCATCAGGAATCCCGATACCCCTCAAGCCAGTACCGGGTTCCCACGAACGTCACACCGCCCAAGATGTTCCCTACGCGCAGACTCGACACCTGCCGGTTCTCGTTGAGCCGCCCCCAGGTTTCGGTTTTGAAGTGGGACGTCCCAACGCCAGACTGGAACTCCGATTCGCCGCGGAACGACACGAACGAAGCGATGTCGGTTTCAAACAGGCCGACCGTGGCCGTGTTGCCGATCAGCACCCCAGACCAGTAGCCGATCCGCCAGGTGGTTGAGTCGCCGAACCCGGAGTCACTTACCGTGCCGTCGCTGGCGCGGCGGCGGATCCACCCGCGGCGGTGGCTATCCGAGGTGAGCGAGTCGTTGACGTTCAGGGTGATGTACTCGGATGCGGACAGCCGGCCGCGCATGTGCAGCCGCATCATCGAAAAGGTGCCCGCCGGATACTTGCCTGCCGCGGTGGCATCGATCACCCAGTTTGCGACGGCGTCGACCGTGCCGGAGGCTATCGGTACCCAGCCGAGCGCCGCCTCTGCAATGGCATCGGCTTGTGACGCAATGTCCTGGTCGACCAACACGACCTTGTCGTTGACGTCCTCGGCCAGGTTGCGCATGTCTACCGGCACGTCCGGGACTGCGGTCGCCTGCGGGAACCGGAACCCGTACGGAGTCGTCGCACCCATCTACACCACCACCTGATCCTCAGGGCTGCCCATCAGGTCGAGCAGGTCCGCATACGCCGGGTTGGCGGCCAGCACGTTGTCGTAGCCGCCGTACAGGTTCAGCAGCCCTGCATACGTCATCGTCGAGCCGACCACCCGCGCCGGCGGTGGGGCCACGAGCCGGCAGGGCAGCCGCCAGTACCGCCGCGGCGACCGGGCCGACGGCTGCGGACGGGTTGGTCCCACGTCACCGACCCGCACATGTCCGCCCGGCACCGGACAGTTCGCGGGCACGTGCAGGAACAGGTGCGGGTTGGCGGCCAACGTCAGTTGCATGTCCCTGGCCTGCACGGTGGTGTCGGTGCGAAGCTCCACCTCAAACGTCGCCGAGGCACGCTGATCGGGTGTTGATACCGGCACCGACCGGCCGGACACCTCTGACATGCCGCCCCGGTCTCCCAGCTGCGGGTCGGTGAAGTCGACGACGGTCACCTCGCGGTTCAGGAACGCGAACGGCACCGACTTGAGGATGATCTTCCCCTGGTGGGTGGGGGTGATGCTCGAAGATTCGGAGTTGAAGATCTGCGCGTCGCCGTTGACCGACCACAGCCGGCCGGCAGCGTCGGTGAACCCGGTCGTACCGAAAGGCTGCGCGGCGAAGTCCGGGTTGGCCCGGGCCACCGCCGATCCGCCGATACCCTCGTACACCTCGATGGCAGTCACCGAGCCGGCCCAGCTGCCGCTGCCGCCGTCGTTGGTGCCGCCGACCTCCAGCACGGCGGTGCCGGAGTGGATGGATGTGGTGCCGGACCCGGACAAGGTAGACCCAAGCTGGGTCCACGGGCCGCCGCGGTTCGGCGCGGTGAACAGCTTCACGGTGTGATCACCGTCGACGCTGACGTCCAGCTCGGCCTTGACCGCGACCCGCCCGCCCGCGTCCGGCTGCGGCGAGACCGTGGCTGTGTGCGTATCGAACGCGGTGCCATCGGTGGAGAACACGAACTGCAGCCCGCCGCCGCCGCCGAGGCGCAGCGCATACGAACGCTGGTCAACGTCCGAACCCCATTTGGCCAGCAGGTAGCGGGTGCTGCCGGACACGTCCCACGGTGCGCCCACCACCTCGGCCACCAGTGTCAGGTCACCGGTGATGTCCAGAGCCGCGTTGTCGGGGGTGGACGCGGTATCACCGTCCACCCCTGTCAGCAGCAGCCCCGCCGGCGGGTCAACCGGCACCACCCGGTAATGGTTTTCGACACCTTCCTGGTACTCCCAGTCATCCAACGTGGCCACACCGGCGGACACCTCGAGCTCGGCCCCGCCGCGTACGGTCTGCCAGAACACTTGGTTGACGGAGCGTTCAACCCGGTAGATACCGTCGGGCAGGTCCGACAGGGCGACCCTGATCCGCCAGGTGTCATCGTGAAAGCTCAGGCCGACGGTCATGCAAACGCACCCACCTTCTGCCTGGTACGCCGCTTCAAATCCTGCCGGTCAGCCGAGATCACACCACGCACTTTGCCCAGGAACTCACCCGAGTCGAGCACCAGCGTGCCCTCGAGCATCATCGGCCCGTTCTGCGTCGGCAACACAGTCTCACCGGCCTGCGCCAGGATCGGTACCTCAGCCCCAGCAGGCCCGGGCACAATCCCGCCGGTGTGCAGCCGGGGGATACGCGGCACGCTCAGCGTGACCGCCGGAATCCGATGTTTCCCCAGCGGGCCGAGGTCCAGCTGGTTACCGCCGATGGTGAACCGGATGCTGTTCCACTTGTCGATCAACCAGTTCACGGCCGACCTGAACGCATCTTTGATGCCGTCCCACATGCCACGCGCCGCGGAGCCGATCTTCCCAGGCAGGCCCTTCACGAAGTTGACCAGGGCGCCGAACTTATCCCGGACCCACTGCACAGCCGAGGTGATCGGGTTGACAACGAAGCCTCTGATAGCCTGCCACGCCGCCTTCGTCCACTGCTTGATCTTGTCCCAGCCCTTGGAGACAACCTCCTTGATCTTCTCCCAGTTGAGGATGATCAAAGTGACCATCCCGACCACAGCGGCGATGACCAGCCCGATCGGGCCCATCGCGATCAGCCACGCCGCGGCAACCTTCGCCGCATGCAGCAGCGACTGGACGCCCAGGAACACCCACTTGGCGACCATGAAAGCTGTCTGCGCCGCATGGACCACACCAGCGCCGATCGCAGCTGCTGACTGCATCGCCCAGGCAACCGCCACTTTGATGCCCTGAACAGTGGACACCACACCCAGCCGGATCAGGTGGGGAATGAAGAACGCGGTAATCAACCCGCCGATGATTAAGATCGGCTTGCGGTTCTTCACGATCCACGTGCCGAACGCCACCAACGCGGGGATCACCCTGTCTTTGATGAACCCTGCCACCGCTTTGAGCGCCGGCAAGATGTTCTTACCGAACCAGGCCGCGAACCGTTGCGCAGCCGGAATGCCCTTGTCGGTGATCCAGTCGGCAAGCTTGCCGATGAACTGGGTAACCTTCCGGATGGTCGGTGCCAGACTCTTGGCGATCTTCTCGCGCAGCTCCTGCACCGAGACCCGCCAGGCGTTCTGCTGCTCGGCGGCCTTCCTACCACCGGCCGCCCACGCATCCTGCGCGTCGGTGGACTTCTCCAGGATCAGCTCCTGGGTGGCCACCGCCCGGGCCTGCTCCAACTGGGCCCCGGTCAGGTTCTCGAGCCCTTTCTCCGCCAGGCGACGTTTCACGTCCGCCTCGGAGATGGAGATGCCCAGCTCCTTGAGACCCTCACGCTCACCCAGCATCGCCTTGCCGAGGATCTTCGATACGTCCGCCGCGGTGCGGCTACCACCGGACCACTTGGCCAACGCACCTGACAGGCCGACCACGTCGGTGGACATGTCCGCAGCCTGATCGGCGGTGAACCCCATCGGCTTCAGCAAATCGGCAAAGTTCGCGGCCAGACCGGTGGCCTCCCGCCTGGTGACACCCAAGCTCTTACTGTTCTCGCTGGCCCACTTCTGCACCGCCGGCAGGCTGCCCTCAAAAACCGTCTTGGCCTTGGCGTCCAGGTCTTCGATGCGGCGGCCGAGGGCGGTCATGTCCTTACCGAACTGGACCAGGCCGGTCACGGCGAACGCGCCACCGGCCAGCAACGCCAGCTTCTTCAAGCGGCGGGCCCACTTGTCGGTGCGCGACTCCGAGTCACCCAGCGCCTTCTTCAACCCCTTGGTGTCCCCAAGGAACTTCATCAAGATCGTCTTGGTGGCGGTGGCGGCCATCAGCGACCACCCCTGACAAACCAGCGGATGATCCGGTCAGCGGCCTTGAACCATTCCTGGGCCACCGCCTCCTGCTGCTGCTCGGCCTGCGGGAAGAACCAGTGCCCCTTCCGGCCGGCATGCGGACGGCCGAACTGCCTATAGGCATCAGAGCCGAACTCTGATCCGAACAGCACGAGGTACGCCGGAACCCGACGGCGGCCCACCCGCCTGCTACCACCGGCAGCCACCGCCGCCACCCGGTCCCGGCGCGGCCGGACCGTCGCGGTCAACAACCGGGTTTGCGGCGCCGCATCGGCGGCAGCCGCCGAACGGACATGCCCAGCGACCATCTCAGAGATACCGAACGACGCCTTCCGAACCTCCTGGTTGGCCTCCTTCGGCAGGCGGTTGAGAGCTCGCAGCACCTCCCGCACACCATCAATACGCACATCGGTGCGAAGAACGGATGACCTGGCCATGTGCTGCTCACCCCCCTCGCTTTGCCGATGTTCCCTTCCGACTAGCCTGTTTGATCAGTTCGAACGCGGTGACTATGGCCTGTTCGCCTTCTTCCGCCCAGACGCTCGGGGCGATACCGGTTTCAAGGGCGAGCCAGATGAGGGTTCGGCCGAGGGAGCCGGCCGGGTAGGGTCCACCTCTTGTTCGTCCTCTTCGTCGTCGACCATCTGCAAGTCAACGCTGGCCTCAAACTCCTGGATCGTGCCCTCCCACAGCCCTTGCCGCCGTGAGGCCGCGTACGCCAGCCCGTACAACCCGGCCATCGTCGGGTTGGTGGCCAGGTCGTTGAACGACCTGCCCTTAAGTGCTTTCTCCCAGGCGAGCACATCCCGGCTCTCGGCGACCACCTGCCAGGGATCGCCACCGTCCGGTGACACCTTGAACGTCATCATGGCGGCGTGCCTCTTACAGCCGGACCACGCCGGCGGTCACCGAGGTGGTCGCCGAATAGTCCACGTACACCCGGCCGGCGTCGTCGCTGCCGGACTCGTTGGCGCCGGTCGGCTGCCCGAACGTGCGCAGCGGGAACGGGCCGATCAGCGCCGTATCCCCATCATCAACCGCCACCACCAGGTCCTCCACGTCCAGCCCGTCCTGTGACGCGGTGGCCAGCACCGTAACGTTAATCGGCGACGCACCACCGTTGGCGACCATCAGCGCCACCTGACCGGCGTCGATCACATCACCGTCGACGGTAACCGCGATCAGCGTGGGCACCAGCCCGGCGCGGGTGACCTGCTGCGTGGCCTGTGTCTGCCTTGCCATTGCGGCTGCTCCTATCGCACGTAGTCGAGTTCGGTCACCACGAAGGTGACTTCCTGCTCTTCGGTGGTGCGCGCCTCACCGCCGACCGGTGGCGCCTTGAGCCGGACCATGCCGGTGAACTGCACTTCCTCACCGACCAGCCCCGCGTGGTGGGTGATGGACACCGTGGCGACCTGCCCCCGGTTGGTCCACAGGAAATCGCTGATGCCGTCCTCGCGCCAGTCCGCGAAGAACGTCACCGCAAGCGTCGGTTCGGCGTCGGTCTCCTCTTCGAAATCCACGCCGTCAGGGCCGCAGAACGTCCAACGACGATCGCCGTCCGTCTCACCAGCGTCCAACGTCCACGTGGAAATCTGGCATTCGAAGTTCGTCGAGTTCAGCGCGAACAAGATGTGCTTATGGCGCCGGTGATGCGGCTGCGTCATCGTCCCACTCCTCTACAGCTCGTAGTCAACCTGGATCTGGTACCCGGGCAGCTGTGTACCCTGCCCGGTGGTGAACTGCGTCGGTGTGGCCTGCTCTTCCACCGGCGCCAGCACCGCGTCGCTCACCATCTCCACCGCGGCGGCCACCGCGGCGGCCAGCTCCCACAGGTGCTCGTTCGCCCGTTCGTTGGAGCGGACTATCACGTCGATGCGGAACCTGGCGTGGTTCGGTTGCGATCCGCAGTAGCCGCGCCAACCCAGCGCAGGCAGCCCTACGATGGCCGCTGGCGGATCCACGGCGGCACCAGGGTCCCGGTACACACGCAGACCCTCAACGGCCCTCAGAGCAGCTTCCAGGGTTTGCGCGGCCTCGGCTACGGTGCCCATCAGCCCACCACCCGCTCGCACACAAGCACTCGGCACGGTCCACTGCTATCAACGGTCAGCCCGGCGAATCGCACAGGACGGTACCGGTATTGAGAATCACCGGCGAGCAGGATGCAGCCGTCATCGTCGACCAGGAGCAGGTTGCCGGCGGTGGCCAGCAACTCCAACGACACGCCGATCACTGGGTCAGCCCGATCCACAGTCAGACGCCCATCGTCATGGCGGGTAACCACCGCATCGCCATAGTCGTCCATCAGCCCACCACCGGGATCGACTGCCGACCGATTCTCAAGAGTTTCTCTATGTCAGCGTCGAAGCTAGGCACCCGGCTCGAACCCAACTCCCCCATGTCGATCATCCCGTCAGGAGAGCGCTTACGGGTGTGCCACCGGGCAGCCAACATCACCGTGCCCAGCTCAATACCCGCATCCGGATCCGGCCGGGTCGAGCCAAGGTCACCGTCGAAGTTGTACCGGCCCCGGTGCACCCGCTGCACGAAAGCCACCACAGCATCCAGCACCACCTGCAGCTGAACGTCGTCCTCGTTCAGCACATCACCAGGTTCACCCCGGCTACGCAGGTGCTCTTTGAGCGCAGGAAGCTGCGGCGGCCAGGACACGTCACACCTCGCAGTTGTGGCGACGTAACGACCCGTCCTTGTTCACGGCCACGTCCTTACCGCAGTCGGGACACGTGCCCCGGTTCGACTCGGCCACGTCCTCCACCTCGAGGGCGGCGGCCTGCTCAGGCACCGGCTCCGGCTCGATGGCAGGGGCCGGCCCCGCGGCGGGCAGGGTGGCCTCAGCAACCCACCTGCCGCCGCGGAGCACATGCCCACCAGCGCGGATCATCGTCACACCCCAGCGGTCGTACGGACCACGCTCAGCCCAACCGGGCGAAGCAGATGCGTGGCGAAGTAGCCGAACAGCGCCAGGTCGATGAACGTCGGGCCGGAACGCTCCTCATAGCGGAACGTCAAAGTCGGCGACTCCCACGCCCACGCGTCCATCGAATTGAGGGTGAACACATCGCCCTCACCGGCACCCACCTCGGTGATCGCCCACGCCGGAACGTGAGCCAGACCATCGACGAACCAGCCCTGGGTCACAGCATTACCCAGCCCGGACGTGTTCTGCGCTCCCACGCTGGGAAGCAGCGGCCGGCCCACGTCATCCACCGCGGTGGCGAAGAACGTAGTCGCCCGCTGTGACATCAGCGCCTGGTTCGGCGCGGCGAACCGGCGGAACGGATACAGCGCCAGCTGCGACCGGACGGCGGTCAGCAGTTCCGCACCGTCCGCAGTGGTCACATCAGACACCTGCGCACCGGAGGTAGCGAACCCGCTAGTGATGGTCCCCGACTGCGCGGTGTTCAGCAGGGTGTACACCTTCGCCTCAGTCTGCTGCGCGTACGACTCGCGCATCGCCGCAAGCGCGATCTGGTCGATCGCCGGGTTTGAGCTGTCGACAATCTCACGGGTCAGCTTCAGCAAGCCGCTGACAGCGCCAGGGGTGACCGTGGTCGTGTCGAACGACAACGTGCCATCGCTCGGGCCAGTACCCTCCACGTGATCAGCCGTAGCCCCCGAAGCCGACGCGAAGATCGGCACCACAAAAGGTGTCGCGTTGGCGATCGTGCCCCTCGACAGTGCGTTGACGAACGGCCGCTGCTGCACGAGTTGCGGCACGAACAGGTCCGGCCGGTAACCCGGCGGGATGATCTCGGCCGCGGTTGTAGTGTCCGACGGCGTGAACTGCAGCGCCGAGCTCGACGCGAACTGCAGCCGAGACTGCGCCACCTTGGCCATCTCTTCCGTCTGGAAGTGGAACTTCTTCAGCCGCTCGTACGCGTCCGTGTCACCGTGGAACCTGGCGTTCCACGCGTCCCGCACCAGGCACGGCCCGCCGCCGTTCAGCGAATACACCGGCGCCTCACGGCCGACGGTGTACCGGGCCGCGCGCACCGGCTGAGGGCCGTCGCGCTGCGGGTCGTAGATGTTCTCCAGCGCTGCCTTGATTCCACCGCTGACGCTCTCACCGAACGTCGAAGCCAGATCCTGAGTCAGCTTCGTGTGCGCCTCGACCAGCTGCTTACCAAGATTGTCAGTGAACGCGTCGAGATCGAACTCGAACTCTTCGACCTCGTCCTTGCCTTCGTTCTCCTTGCCCTTGGGGGCCATCATCTACCTCCGATTGGTCGGTACTCGCGGCGACGGCTGCGACCCTGGCGTCGTCGAATGCAGGCGTCGGCGTTAGCGCCACATGCTTCAACTTGGCCTGTCTGACCAATCGCGTGTTTCTATCGCTGGGATCCGTGTGCCAGTCGTCGCCGAACTCGTCCTCAAAGTCGATCTCGACTGACAGTCCGTCCCAGGCCTTGCCGGCGGCCAGAGCTAACGCCCGGTCGCCCTCCGGAATCTCGGCGACCTTGAACGTGATGTCCAAGCCCTTCGATGTGTTCCGGATACCAGCGGCGTATCCCACCGACTGGTGCCGGTCGTGCCTCAGGTTCAACTTGATACGGCTCGCGTCGCCCCACCGCAGCGAATTCTCACTGAACCGCCAACGGGCGCCACGCGAAACAGCAACCTTCCCCCACGGCACCACCATCCCGGAGATCGTCCGCTTGTCCTCGTTCACGCGGAACGTGGCGTACGCCTCCGGATCGTCGAAACTCAAAGTCGTGTTCTGATCGGCGCTGAACGACGCTGCGGACACATCCGCCTCCATCTCACGCGCTGGATCCGGCTCGGCTGCCGGCTCGGTTGGCTGCGGCGCCGGCCGGGAAGCGGCCTTCTGCGCCGGCGTCAGCTCCGGCAGGTCCTCACGCGCCCGGATCTCATCCGGCGCGTACGCACCCACCTCGAGCGCCGTCTTGTACGTGGTCATCCGGGTCGGGGTGTCCGCACGCTGGAAGTCGTCGAAACGGACCTTCGCCCGGTAGCCGCGCGGCAGGACGTCCCGCATGCTCAACCGGTCCCGCACCGCCGCCACCCACGACGCGAACGTCAAGTTGATCAGCGCCTGCCAGCGTTGCTCCTGGTTCGCGTACGTCCTGGAAGTCGTTGACACACCCAGGTCCTCCGGGTCGATACCGCTGGCCCGGGCAATCTCCAACACCGCATGCTGCCGCTGATCGGCCAACTGCAACTGCTCCGGGTTCCACTGCAAGGTCTTGGCGGTCACCGCCTGCAAATACGCCCACGCCCGTTTCGACCGGGCAATCTCCCAGTCATCCAGCAACGCGTCAACCTCGGAACGCTCCGACCCGTCACCAGCTGATCCGGGCTCGGCCGACAGCGGCTCGGCACCCTCCCTCGGCTCCAACGCACCCAACGGCACCGGATTGTCCGCGTACAGGGCCGCGATCCGATCCAGCTTCAACGCGGTGCGGATCGCCCGAGCCGCATGCCGCAGCAATGGCGGGTTCGGCGAGTCGAACCGGATCACCTCGTCGTCGCGGACGGGGATGCCATCGATGAACACCTGACCGTCGACCGGGAACAGCTGATCCGGAGAGATCTGTGACTGTGATGGCAGGGTTCCGATACCGGCCACGTGAACCGACTCCACTGGCACATGCCGGGCCTCGACCGGGAACCCGTGCCAGCCACGGGCGGTCACCCGCCACCAGGCGATGCCCTCAAACAGCAGATCCTCGTACGTCTGCGCCAGCAGCACCGAGTTGGGAATGTCCGGGTCGATGTTGCCACCCAGCAGGTAGGTGGTGGGCACCTCCCGCCGCTGCGGGTCGATTACGACATGCGGCAGCGTCGACAGGGTGCCTGCGATCAGGTTTCGGGCGCGCATGACCGCTGGTACCTGCAGCGCCTCATTACGGGAGATCCGCCGGTCCAACATCCCGCCGGCGGTCATCGCCTCCAGCATCTCCGGGGGAACATCCACCGAGAAACTGGCCGTCGGCTTCGCGGCCTCCATCGCGACAGACGGGCGCGACGAGTCGCCACCGAACATCTTCTGCCAAAACGACGCCACGGACATCACCAGCCCAGCACTGCTATGCGCGCCATGGCGCACCGATTGCACCGACAGAACCAACCGCTGGAATGCCCGCCAGCGGGGGCGGGGCGCACCCCAAGCTCAGCCAGCGCGGTCGCCACCTGCTGCGGAGCGGTCGCAGGATCGAGGTTGAACCACTCGCGGCCTGGCCCTGTCAAGCGGAAGCGCTTGAACCTCCGGTGCACCTTACTCTCGATCTTCCCGTCACCATCCGATTCGTAGAGCACTCGAAGCCTGCGGCCAGTCACTCCGGTGGGAAGAGGACCGCTCTTGATGTCTCGCAGGCGGCAGTCGGCGGTCTGGGCGGTGAAGCCGATCTTCACCGGGCCAGGGTGCGGCGCCGGCTCGCCCAGAACATATACGGTCACGGCCATAGCATACAGTAAGATTTTCGGCAAGAGCGGCACACCGCCGCAAACCTTGCGGATCTAGGAGGTGGCCGGTGAAGGTCCTACGCGACTCCAACGACCTGCTGCTGCCGCAGGTCCAACACACCATCAGCCAGCTGCAGCTACGGCCCGAGGACTCCGCCACCGCCACGCTGGCCGAGCGGTATGCCGCCGCCATCGACGCAGACCCTGACCAGCTCAAGGAGCTCGGCCCGCGGCTGCTCGCCTGCCTGGTCGAGCTCGGCGCCACCCCACGGGCCCGGGCCACCACCGGCAAGGGAGGTGCGGCCGGTGGCACCACCAAACTCGCCCAGCTCCGAGAAGCTCGCGCAGCCTCCGGCCGCTGAGGTCGTCGGCCGCACCGAACCCAGGCTAGGAACCCCGCCGCTACGACCGCTGAACCGCGACACCACCCGCGGATACGAGGCTAACGAGTTCGCCGAACTCGTGGGTGAGCCGAACCTGCCTTGGCAGCAATGGCTCAACATCCACGCCCTAGAACTCAACCCCGATGGCACCTACCGATTCCGAATTGTCCTGGTCATCGTCGGACGGCAAAACGGCAAATCCACGGTCAAACGCAAGGTCAGCCTGTGGCGCCTATACCTCGACGGGGCCCGGGTCGTCCTCGGCACCGCGCAAGACGTTGCGCTGGCACGCGAACAGATGAACCTATGCAAAGCCACAATCCACGCAAGCATCGACCTGCGAACCGAATGGGGTGGCGAACGCAGCGTCAACGGCGACGAACAGTTCTGGCTACAAGGCGACGCCCCACCCGGAACACCCCGGGAAGCCCTACCCCGATATGTCATCCGAGCCACCAACCGCAAAGCCGGCCGCGGCCTGGCAATCGACGAACTGAACATCGACGAACTGAGAGAACAACGCGACTGGAAAGCATGGGCCGCCCTATCGAAAACGCTCATGGCCCGGCCCAACGGCCAAATCTGGGTCATGAGCAACATGGGCGACGACGAATCCGTCGTACTCAACCAGTTGCGTGCCGCCGCCGGAGTAACCACCGGACCCGACGGTGTGTCAATCCTCGGCGAAGCTCGCGACCCATCCATCGGGATCTTCGAATGGTCAGGGCCGGAAGGATGCGACCTCGACGACTGGAACGCGATCGCCCAGGCCAACCCCGGACTCAACTGCGGCGGCCCCACCTCCGCTGCCATCCGCACCGCCCTAGCAACCGACCCGCCCGAGGTATACCGCACCGAGGTTCTCTGCCAGAAAGTTGATGCCCTAGACGCCGCGATCAACCTGATCGGCTGGAAAGACTGCCGAGACCCGCTCGGCAACCTCAACGGACTCCGCGACCGGATCGTCGCCTGCATCGACGTCGCACCCGACGGCGAACACGTGACCCTGGCCATCGGCGCCCAACTCGACGACGGACGGGTACGCGGCGAGATAGCCGCAGCGTGGAAGTCCACTAGGGAAGCACGCGCCCAGCTCGGCGACCTGCTCGACCAGATCCAGCCCAGGGTAACCGCCTGGTACCCGTCCGGACCAGCCGCAGCCCTCGCGACCATCCTGCGGCCAAGGACAGGCAGCCACGAGCTGAAAGGCCAACAGGTCAACGAAACGTGCATGGGCCTAGCCGACCTGGTAGACGCCCGACGGATCCTGCACCCAGGCGACCCCCTGCTGGACGCACACATCGCTGGCGCCACCAAGTACTACATCGGCGACGGCTGGCGGCTCGTCCGCCGCGGCGCCGGCCACGTCGACGCAGCCTACGCCTACGCCGGAGCCGCCCACGCTGCCCTCACCGTGCCCATCGCGGCGAAGATCAGGCCGCTGGTCGTAGCAGGCGGCCGGCGGTAATGATGCCACCCCATTGCCGGGGGGAGAAAAGGACAGGGACGGCGATCCTCAAGATCACGTTGCATGGGGAAAAGCAACGCTGTGACCTGCACAAACGTAGATCCGCTGTCTGTCGCTTGTGTTGCTGCTCCACAGCCCGTTCTGACGCTGAAGTGGCTGTGAGCTGCTGGAGCGTGCAGCCATCAGGCATTGTCTGTTCCCTCGAATAGCAGCGACACGTCGTAAGGGTGGTACAGCTTGCCATCGATCTGGTAGCCAAGCACGGCATCGAGGTTGCGCCAGCGGTTGCAGACGTGGCAGCTGACACCTCGTGACGCTCGGTCGAGTCGTGACCCGTGCCTCGGTGGGCGGTGTAGCCGGCAGGCGGGGTCAGTTCTGACGTGCATCCGGCGGCTGTGGTACATCAACCACAGGGTGTACCAATCTCGTATCATCATCTACCCCAATCGGTCCTCGGTCTGGGCTGCGGGTCTGCCGCTCCGCGCTCGTTGCTGGTGTCACGATTACAGCGGATGTGTTGCGGCCCGGCGTACTCGTAGGCACTGCCTTCGACGTGCCCGAGGTCCCAGGCCTGGCCGCGCAGGATGGGCTGATGGCAGCGGGAGCAGGTGGCGCCACCGGCGGCTACGACCGGCGCCCACCTGGCGCGGAGCTGCTGGTGGCGGCGGCGGTACTTAGGTAGGGCCATCTGTGTTGCCGCCCGGGGTGTCCGGCTGGTCGGCCCACGGGGTCAGCGTGCCGGCCTCGATCTGGTCGGCGACGGTAGACGGGTGTGGTGACCGGCCCGCCGACTCTGCCCACCACCGCAGCGCGGCGGCCCACACGCGGCGGCACAGTCCGTCCTCCAGCACCGCCACGTCGGCGGGCTCGGCGCAGCCGGCGGTCAGCGCGTCTAGCACGGCGCGGGCGGCACGGTAGTACCTGCGAGCCGCTGTCGGATACCGGCGGGCATAGTCGGACCACGGTGTCAACGGCTCACCGATCGGCCGCGTCTGGTCGGTGAGGTAGAGCTGCTCGGCCACCGTCTCTACGGCGTCGGTGTACTGGTCATCGCTTGTCATCAGACACCTCCAGCTCGCCGCGCAGCCGCTCCAGCTCGGCCTCGGCGGACACCTGCGCCTCCCGTCGTGCCTGCTCGATGCGGGTGAGCCGGTCCCGGTCGGCGAGCAGCTGGTCTCGTTCGGCCTCTAGGTCACCAATGACCTTGGCGCGGAACCTGTCGGCGTTGGTGTCACGCTGCCGGTCGCGGCGCATGGCTGCGTTCTCTCGGGCCAGCCGGTCCCGGTCGGCGAGCAGCCCACGTATCTGCGCCGCCCACTGCTCCCAGCCCAGCCGCATGTCCACCGCAGGATCGTCCAGGTGCGCCAGAATGTGGTCGATGGTGTCCCGGTCCCAGCCTGCCCCGTCCGACGTCTCCACGTTCCGCTCAGCAGGCGGGGTGGACGGTCCCAGCACGTGTCGGGCACCGCCCGGGATCGGGTCAATGCCGCGGGTGTACTCACTCATGGTCGCCTCCGGTGGTCAGGGTGCGGCGGATGCGGGCAGCCAGACAGCCGGCGTCGCCGGTGATCGGGCACGGCGCGGTCACGGTTCGGTCCTCTCGGTGTCAAAAGGGCGGCGCAGCGCGTCGATAGCCGCGGTGATTTCGGCGATGCCCGGCAACTGGGTGCCCTCGTCCCACGTAACGTCGATCGACTCGACTCCGGGGCCCAGCTCGCGGTAGGTGGCTGAGACGCGTATGGCTGGCGGCAGTGGTCGGTGGTCGGGGTCAGTCATGGTGTGTCCTTCGCTGCTAGCCGCTCTGAGCGGCAGGGTCCGCAATGGTCGCGCGGTTGTTCGGTGTGCTGGTCGCAGCGTGGTGACGCGGCGATGCGTGCGTCTTTGGCTGCGCGCCACTGGTCGTGTGCGAGCCGTGCGTCTTTGCACGGTCCGCACGGTGCGGTGGTGCCGGTGGGGTGCCGCGGGCAGTACCGCGGCACGGGTTTGGTGTGGTTTTCCACAGGGGGGGGTCGGGTTGTGGACAGCCGGGTAGTTGTACCCGTATCCCCCTCCTTAACCCCTTCTAACTCTCCCTCTACCTCTGTCGGCGTGACGTCACGTGATGGATTCCCGTTGTCACGTGACATGGTGGATTCCCGCTGGTCACGGGCCCGCTCTCGCCAGCGACGTTGCCGATCGCGGTCCGTCGCACGCCTCCTCGCCAGCTCGTCGAGCGCGTCGTTCCAGCGGGGCCAGTTGACGATCTGGTATCCACCGTCAACCCGCTTCCACAGGCCTTTCGCGACCAACTCGCGGGCCGGGGCTGCGTACCGGCGGCGCCGGGTCAGCTTCGGCAGGCTTGAGTCGGGGATGAAGCCGCCGCGCTCCAGTTCTCCGGCGCGCGCTAACCCGCGTGTCCACATGACCTCGGCGGAGTCGTCGAGTTGTTCGACGGCCTGGTCGTCGTAGTAGCGGGTTGACAGCTTCACCCAGTCCACCAAGGTCCTCTCACTACCTAAGGTCATTCCAGATCTGGTCAAACAGTGGTCGGTGTCGCTCGCTGTAGACGGCCACAGACCGAACGGCTCCATCCACGAACCGATCTACCACGGTCGGCGCATGCCCGTACTCACTGACGTATGCCGCTTTGAGACGCTTGCCGAACTTGGGTGACATCTTTCGGAGCATGACGCCGCCGATGCCGCGTTCTTCTAGGTATTCACCGACGGTCAGCGGTCGCCGGTCCGGGTCGATCTCGGGTTCTTCGCCGAGCGCCCGGGCGGCTACGTGTCGGGCTTTGGCTTCTAGCCAATCTCGGTCGACGATGCCGGATAGGTTGCGTAGGACGCGGGTCTGTACTTCAGCTCGTGCGGCTAGCAGAGTGAGCTGGTCGGCAGTGGCCGCGGGTGAGATGTACCCGCCTTCGCGCCGGATAGCCGGGAGCACTTCGTGGGTGACCCACCGCGTGAACACCTTCGCCTCGGGCTTGCGGGAGCGGAGGATCAGCGAGAACAACCCGGGCTCGTTCACGGTGACCATTTCCTGCTGGCCAGAGGGGGTGTCTACTAGACACACCCCCCTCTCGTCGTCGTCCAGGTACCGGGTCGAGTCCTGTTGGCGACCCAACCCGAGCACCGCCGCGATGTCAGCAGCGACAAACCACGGTTCGCCGTTGACCAGCACCGTGCGCACCTGCCGGCCTTCGTAGCTGAACGGCATCAGGTCAGTCATTGGCCTCTCCTGTCTGGGCGCCGTACAGGAGCCGAAGCGCCTCGGTTTCTTTGATCGTCAGGCGCGCGTTCAGTGAGTTGGCAGTGCGGGTTACTGCGGCGCGGAGAGTGCGCTCGGCATAAGCCCGGTTCAGGTGGTCTGCCGCAGCTTGACTGGCGTGATCGACGTGGTCGGGATTGCCGTTGTAGCGGCGAATCTCCCGGAGGACGAAAAGTCGTCCCGATCCATCACGGGAGACGTTGCCGTCTCGTCGCAGCTGACCGAGCGTGTCCCTCAGCACATAGCGTCGCGACCTCTCCAAGATTAGCGGTGATGAGCCTCTGTCACCGCTAATCTTGTAATGGTTGATATAACGCCGCCTGGCCCAGCCAGGCGGGATCTCATGCTCAACCTTCGCGAAGATCTCCTCCCGGGTGATACCCGGGTTGGCGTTGATCGTCTTCCAGATCAGCATGGTGGTGTCGGTGGCGCCGGAGCGGTTAACTCCGGCGCCCCGACGGCCCCGCTCGGCCTGACTAGACATCACGCCGGTAAAGGTCAAGCACCCTGTCGGCCAGATCCCGGGTCTGGATCCAGCGCGACATTGCCGCCTCCCGCGCCTCCGGACTAACCACGTCCAGCAGTGCCGCAGGCTTGTCCGCGTACTTCAACAGCCCGCCCAGGAACATGCGGGCCTGCTGAACCTCCTTCGGGATGACCACACGGATCGGCGGCGGGCCAGCCGGTGCCAACTCCGCGCGGATCGTCCGGATCGCCTGCACGGCCTCCGAATCGGTCCGGGCCTCCGTGGCAGCCTTTACCAACTGGCTGACGATGGCGTCCCGCGGCCTGATTTCCGAGACCACCTTGACCGCCTCGACGAACGCCGGGTCATGCTTGATCTGCGCCAGCTTCACCTGCTGGGTTTGCTTGACGTCCGGGGCCACCTTCGAGATCTCCGGCAGCATGGCTGAGCGCTCGGAGAACTCCTTGCGACGCCGCATCTGCCGGACGGCCTCGACGCTGCGCCCGATCTCGCGGGCCACCGCCTCGTCTGCCATCCCGCGCCGCATCATGGTCAGCGCCGCGTCGTACGCCTCTGAGGGTGTCAGCCGGCGGCCGCCCTGCTGGTTGATCGCCGCCGCGAACGTCTTCGCCAGGTCCACGGAGTTGAAACGGGCAACGAAGGCAGGGAACGACTTGCGCCGCAACCCCTTCGCCGCACGCAGCCGGTGGTTCCCGTCCACCAGAACATCGGGCTCCATCAGCACCATCGGTGGGTAGATGGCGCCCTGGGACATCTGGGTGCGGAACTCCGCCAAGGTCTCCTTGTCCTCGAGGTGGGCCTCGATGCGGACCTGGGTCCAGTCCACGCTCTTGACGTCGGCGACCGGGTACTCAGCGACGAACTCGTACGGAATGTTCCACTCTCGCAGTTTGGCCTCGGCCTGGATTCCTAGGAGCCGCGGCTGGACATCGATCGGGGTTTCCCCTGTTGGCTGTTCTATGATTGCCGTCATGGCGACTGTTTCCTTACTGGATAGTTGAGTTGGTTGCCTATCAATCCCGGTTGTCAGCTTGGATGGCAACCGGGATTTCTTGCTGTATCCACTTTATACTCATGCCTCCCTCCTGTCCAACCAGCCCTGCCCAGCCTTGAAACTGGCACCCGATGGATCTCGTTGTCGGCCGGCAGCGGGCACACCGTGCAGCCGCCGCCAGTCGTCGGCTGGTAGTCGTGCCGGTAGACGCTCACCATGCTCATGCCTGCCTCGCCTCTGTCTCCGCCGCCCGCCTCGCGCAGCACAACACCGGCATCTGCTCCACGTCCGTGCGTCCCCGGCACGGGCACCGCCGGCCGCATTCCCGCGACCCGTTACACCGGCACGGATACGTCTCCGTCAGCGCGCTGCCGGCGACCAGCCACACACCGATCGGGCGTTGATGCGTCCAACACCACGGCTGCCGGCCGGTGCGCAGGCTGGTGCAGCGCTCGCGTGCGCATTCGAGCACGTTCACGCCGCCCTCCTTTCGCTGGTCAAATGCCATCCGCTACACCAGTCACAGGAGTAGTAGTAGGCCCATTCGCCGCGCTGCCACACCTGCAGGACGGCGGTGCGGGCGTCGAGCCACGTGTCGTAGCGCCGTTTCCGGTCGCACGCCCGGTGCTGCTGCCAAGCGCTGTAGCTGACGGTCACGGCACCTCCCCGTTTCGACTGACACCAGCGTTTCCCGGCAGGTCGGGCCATGCCAGCGGGCCTGTGGACAACCTGTGGCCGTACCTGCGGATAACGTCGTCGGTGGTTGTGGGCCGGCCTGTGTACGGGCTGTGGTTTTTGGCGATGATCCGCGCAACGTCGCTGGTCAGCGCGTCCACAGGCTGTTGGGGAAAAGTTCCCTGGGGTTTTTCGCTATCCACAGGGCCGAACCGTTCGGCGGTCAGGTCCCGCGGGTCGCCGTACTGCTCCCGATCCATCTCACTGGCGATGACCCGCAGCTTGTCCGCCGGCCGGTCGTCGAGCTCCCGGGCCCGGTCCGGGTCGACCACGTCCCCTTCGCCGATCAGGGTCGCGGCGTCCCGCTGCTCAACATGGCACTGGCACTGGCAGTGCGCGCCGAAACACCACGCGGGAGCTCCGGGGGCGCAGTGGTACAGGCACGCCTCCGTTATGGTCCCTCCGTTGTCGTCCTCCACGTAGGTGGTCACCGGGTCACCTCCGCCACGGCCAGCAGGCGCAACGCGGCCAAAATCGTCCCGTCGGATAGTTCGGCCGGTGTCCACACGCCGACGTCTGCGCCGCCCTCGGCGAGCACGTACTGCCACATGCGCTGATCTTGTGACAGCCGGCCACGGTCGGACTTGAGCTCGCGGAGCAGCACACCACCGGGGCCGGCGATGACCAGGTCGGGGAACCCCGCGCCGTCGGCTTCTACCGGTGTGCGCCAGCCGTAGGCAGTACGCGCGGGGCGGAAGTGGGCCACGCGCAGCCCGTACACGGCGCACATGTCCAGCACGGTGCGCTGCAGGTCCCGCTCGGTGATTCGCATGTCATGCCTCCGCCGGGTCTGTGGGCGGGTCGCCGGCCGGGTCGAGGTCACCTGGTGGTGCCAGCTCGGCCAGCCGCAGGATCGGGTTGTCAGATTTGGTCGCCTCGTCTAGCACGTCGAGCACTTTGGCCGCCTCCGCCTTGGTGAGCTCGTTCGCCGATGCGATGTTGCGGCCGATGATGCGGGCGACGGTGTCGA